GCTGGCCCTCGTGCTTTAGACTCGGTGAATTTTGACAACCTATTTCAACGGCTAGAGACGTAGAAGTTGTTCTCGCCCTCCGGGCATTCTTCCCGCATTTTCACGCATAGCGCCCGTTCTGAGGCGTCACTATCGCCATAGACCTCAACAGTGTGCCCACACCGTTCGCACTGGCCTGACAGCCCGTCTACTTCTCGGTATTCGCCTTCAAGGGTGGTGTCAGTGACCTGGACCTCAACTCGCATAGCAGCTCCTAAATTATGCAACCATGACACGAGGGGTAGATGAGAATCGAAACGGTTAAAAGGTATGATTTTGATACAATAAACCCGCCAGCTTGCACCGGCGGGTTCTTCGTTTAGGGCAGGGCGTAAGGTGTGGTCTAGCTGCCAATCATTTCACCCAAGACGATTTCTGCCAGCGTCTGCGCTTCCATGTCGCCGATCTGGGTGCGCTTGGTCTGCCCGGCATAGGTGACGACCAACAGGTGTCCTTGCACGCCGTAGCTGCCGGTGTAGGTTGCACCGTTCCTTGTTATGGCGACGGGATTCATGCCGCCTCCGCGACCTGAGCTTCATCCAGCACCGACAATGGCCAGATGTTCCCGATCTCACCCAGAGCGGTGACAATTTCGGTCTCAGGGTCAGTGCCGCACTCTTCGAACGGCTCAGATACCAGCTTTTCCAGCTTGGCTTTTAGCGCGTGGTAAACGTGATCCGGCAGATAGGTTTCTTGGTTATTGGTAGTGGCCTGCACGAAACTATTCCTCTTTAAGATGATTTGGTGCGCACAGACTCGCATGGATGGAATCTGGGGCGCAAGAGGGTAAATGGTGTAACTTATTGTTTTTGTTATATGTAAGTGCTTACTTATTAGCTGGATGTGCATTGGAATTGGTGTCTGGACACCCGGTAGCGGCTTGTTCATCTTGTTCCGAAAAGCGGCAATGAAGAAACTGTTGAGGAACAAATGTATAACTTGCTTGTATCGGGCGATACCGAGGCGTGGGACGAAGGCCAATGGACCATTGAAGCGGGACGCTGCGTGAGCCCATTCGAATACACAAACGCCGAAATCGCAGAGACTTTAGGCGGATTCAGCGCAGAAGCAATAAAAAGCCTGGTCGGTTTTCCCTGTATTTTCGCATACGAAAACGCGCGCGACAAAGACCCAAAACTTGGACGAATTACTGAAGTGGCAGCTAGGCAAGGAAAGGTGCGAGTCAACTTTGAGATACAGCTCTGCACGCCATTTCTAACCTTCAATGATTTGGAGGACGAAGGCGTAAAGTTCGATTTGGATATTCAAAGTTGGGAAATGAACCGCACTCATTGGGCAGTGAAAGACATAAATCTGGATAGAGAAATGTCCAAGCGAGGCATCACTCTTCCGAGTTGGGCTTCTACTACGCGTCGAGCTATTGATATCTCCAATCACCAATTTGACGTCGCGTTATCCTTCCCCGGGGAAGTGCGACCACTTGTCGAAAAAGTGGCTTCCGAATTAGAACGGACATTGGGCCAAGATACATACTTTTATGACTTAAACTACACGGCTCAGTTAGCCCAACCATCTCTCGATACACTCTTGCAATCCATTTATCGCAATCAATCGAATCTAGTAGTTGTATTTATAGGAGCCAACTACCAACAGAAGGACTGGTGTGGGATTGAGTTCCGCGCAATAAGGGACATTATTGCTACCCGTGAAAATAGCCGTGTGATGTTTGTTAGAACTGACCCCGGCGACGTCGAAGGCGTGTTTGCCACCGATGGCTATATTGATGCAATGAAGTTCACACCGCAGCAAATCGCTGAGTTTATTGTTCAACGAGCCGCTAAACCCTGAGATTGATTGGAGTAGAACCCCGCGCCGGTTGACTTACATCGCTTTGATGATCCTGCGCGGGGTTCGGGGAGGGCATAGTTGGAAGCCAGCCCTTACGTGATATTATAACAAACTCTTCCCCGGATGTCCAAGAAGTTTGTCTTGTTTCCGATGTTTTTCGGCGAGCAAGTGCAGTTCAGTAGGGACTGTTTTCAGGTCCATTTCGTTGCCACCGCTCCGGGTTAGTTTGGGCCATGTGCGTGCAAGTGCCTCTAGCAGATTTTGTGCTGTCATCTCTCTCTTAACTCCTGCGCGCTCGCTAAAGCTCGCTTTCGGGCGCTTCGCGCCCACCATTTCTGTTCTTTAAGCCGGAAGATCACATGAAATGCACAGAATGAATGATCATCAATAATCCCTGCAGAAATAGGACTTTCCCCCTAGGACAGCACAAATGCTAATATGTGCTGTCCTAGGGGGATGTTCTGCATATAACAGGTGGTGAAGGGCTTCTAACACTAGGTGGCTTCCATTGACCTAGCAGCGCCCCGATCCCGGTCTTTCAACCAAGCGGTTACAGCCTTTCGGCTGAGCATCACACCCGGCTTGCCTTCAACCGCAGTGTGACCGGTTGTTGTGACCCAGAGCCTAAGCTCACCGCACATTGCAACCGTCTTTCTGTGCCATTTTGTCAGACGACCGGCGGCAACCACTTGGGGCGTCCGGTGATCTCCACCGGGGAGCGATCCAAAGCGATCTTTCCTGCACCTTCCAGCTAGGCGACTCGCTGCCCGGTCATGTTCCCGGCGCTGGCGTTTTATGTTGGGCTGGTATCTCGGCGTCGGCGAGCGTCATTGAAAGTATCGGCTCGAACCTGACTGCTTGGTGCTTTGTGCTGCCTTAAAGGCAAGAACAAGAATACCAAAGTCCAGACTCAGCTACAAGGCGATTTTCAGCAAGATTCCCAAACTCAGCGCGCACCTTGCCGCCGGTTATTCATCATGTTCCCGGGGCGTCCCTGTTTCCTGATCTCATCTACAACCACACCACGCACCGTGCCTTCCATCTGCGAAGCCATCCGGGCAGCCAAGTCTTCATTCTGTTGCGGCGTTCCAGCGGAGCCATTGACCGTAATAGGGGAGTTGATCGTGACATTCGGTGCAGCCGCCGCGCCAACAGACTCAGAGCGCGCCGCTGAGACCGCCTGAACGGGTGCCCGGCCCACATACCCGCCAGACGCATAGCCACGCTTGGCGGAGCTGTGCAGCGCCTCTAGGTTGCCAACACCAATGCGGTTCGTGGCTTCTTTGCTCATGACGTATTCGCCGCGATGGACGACACCAGCCGGTTCATACTTACCGCCATTCCCGGTGTAGCCACCTTCAGCGAACGCACCACCCAACAAGGTCGCAAAGCTGTTCATCCATCCTTGACCACCGCCTGCCAAACCGCCAAGCATTTGCAGAACGAACTTTTGCGCGGCGTAGCGCGCGAGGTCTTTCATCAGGCTGGCCATTGCCTCTTTGAAGTTCATGGTGCCATTGATCAGGCCAGTGAAGGCATTGGTCGCTGAATTTTCGATGTGCAATCTGGCCTCATCAATCTTGCGCAACCCTTGGGCGGCCAATTCAGATTTTCGAGCGCTATCTGTGTAAGCTTGAGCGAGCCGTGAGACTTCGTTGCGCAGTTCGGGCGTGACTTCCCTCCCGGAGCTTTGCGCCGCATGCAACAATTCGGCTTCCCGGCGGGCAGTCTCAATTGATACCGCGTATTCCCCGCCAGCACTCGCACTTGCGACAAGGGCAGCAGCCTCAAGCTCTAATATAGTAATCTCAGAGCGCAGAGCAGATGTAACAAGCTCAAAGTCCTCACGCCTTCCAGCTCCACCGCCGCGCTTGGTTCCGGTGTTCTCATCCACTAGAGGCGGCGCAGCTCTGGGCCGTGGTGAGCTGGTTGGTGCCCGTTCAGATGCAGGCTGATTGCCTTCGAACCGGCGGCGCTCAACTTCGGCCTCACCATTGCCACGGCCAGACGATGTATATCCGCCGTTTCCGGGTAGTTGTGTTTTTAGCAATGTCGCTTTGCCAATGGTTTTGTCCAGTGCATCGCCAATACCGCCAATAGCTGAAATCACGTTTGAGAAACGGGAACCGTCGATCTCTGCCAATTCCTTGGCAACTTCGCGCGCCTCGCCAACAAGTTCGCCAATCTCGGTTTCGAATTCGCTTGCTTCGATCTGGCCGCCTTCAAGGGCATCCACCAGCCGTTTCAGGTCGCCCATGATATCAGCCAGGGCGAACCGGGCATCGGTGTTGTCGATCTCAAAAACTCGCACACCATCCGGGCCGGTCATGCGGTTGATCAGGTTGAACAGCTCGTCATACGTGCCGTGCAAGTCGCGCAGGTCGCCGGCATGAGCAGCGATAGCGGCCTTGTTGCCTTCAAGACCTTTTGCCAGCTCGTCGCCAAGAACAGATTCTGCCCGTTCAATGTCGCCAAAGATGCCTTCAAGGTTCTTCTTGGCGCTGAGAATGCCTGCCACACCCTCTGACATCGATACCGCCAGTTTCTTACCGAATGAGCTGAGCCGGGTGTTCAACTCATCAAACTTGCGGCTGACCTCATCTGCCGACGCAACCACATCATCATCCAGAACCGCACCAAGTTCGTGCGCTCGGTTGATGGTGTTGCGCAGTTCGGCATCGCTCCGTTCCATCAGTGCAACAAAGCGTTCTCCACCAGTGCCGCTGAATATCTCATCAGCGACACGGATACGGCTGGCTCTATTCAAACGCCGCGAACGCTCAAGGATTTCGAGCATCAGCTCAGACGGATTCTGCAATTTCTGTTGAAGTTGCTCGGCGCTGAAACCAAGGCGCTCGAACATCTCAGCGCCGCCGCCCTTGCCGGTTTCGATAAACTCATCAGCGCGCAGATTGAGCTCCTTGAAAGAGTCGATCATCGCATCAACTTCGATGCGGTTCTGTTGAGCCACAAAACGCCATTCCTGATGCTCTTTGAGGGACACACCGGCACGCTTGGCCTCATCGCCAAGTTTGGCAACACCCTTGGTCGTGTCAGAGATCGCTCTGAGCGTCGAAGTGGAAGCGATACCGGCAGCCAACGGAACCGCCATGCGCGCAAAGCTGGCGGCCACATTCCGGCCCATCTTGGAATAGGTGGCGTCGATCTTGGTCGCTGATTGCTTCGCCCGGCGCTCCATTTGTTGGGTGGAGCGACGTTGTGTGCGGTTCGCCCGTTGCAGGCCTTTCTCAAGTTTGTCGATCCGGGCTTCGATAGGGACGATCAGGCCGGGCAGTGTTGCGTCGTTCATGCTGCTTCCTCAAGGATATCTGCCAAACTTTTGTAGTTCGGGTCGTTGTATTTCGATTGGTTGGATTCTTGCGCCACGGCGCGATGCACGGCCATCGCAGCGGCAATAGCGCCGTCGATACGATCGGTTGTTTTACCCTTGTGCATGCGCACTAGACCGGTGGTTTCGTTGCGGCTGGCAACCACGCTGTCAAAGTGGTGCCGTAACACAGGGTGGCCGCTATGGCGGATCAAACGCCCATTGACGGTGCGTTCCAGATCACCAATTGCGACGCCCATAGACAGGGGCGCTTGGCGCAGTTCGATCACCGGTAATCCATCGTCATGCAAGTGCTGCATGATCTGGCGGGCAAGGTGGGGGTCAAATGCGATCTCTTGCAAGTTATGCCGCGCGGCCAATTCGCGTATGTGATCCTCAACGGCATCCGGATCGATAATCGGACCGGGTGTAGCTGTGATCAGACCATCATCGCGCCAGCGTTCATAGGGAACACGGTCGCGGTCGCTGCGCTCCTTGAGGTCTTCACCGGGAACAAAGAACCAAGGTTTGATGGTGATCTGATCATCGTCATGCCGCCACGCGGCCACCACGGCAGCCGTGTCGCCGTTCTTCGCCATATCTACACCGATCCAGCACGGCAGAGCTTCAAGGTCGGTTTCGTCATCATCGAACTGCCGGGCGTCATAGGTCGCCATACTGAACAGCGGGTCGCGGCTGTTTCCGTGCCAGATGTTCAGATTGTATTGCTGGAAACTGTAGCGCTCTGCCGGGTGGTCCTTCGCTTCCTTCGCCAGTGACCGCAGGCCGGACAGGCTGGGGAAACCATGTTTCAAGCCGGGGTTAACCCGGTGCCAAACGTTTTCGCTCTGCCAGTCGTCATCCGGTTCGGCGGCAAAGATGATCGGCAGGAATTCGGGGTTGTCGATCTCACCCAAGGCAACGCGCCGGGCATAATCATACTGTTCTGCGGCAAGCGTTTCGTGGCTACGCCCTGCCGTGGTGGCAATGACCAGAAGGCTATCATCGGTCTTGGCAAGACCGGATTTCAGGGCTTCCCACAGATCCCGTCCTTTCCACGCGTGTATCTCATCAGCCAGGACAAAAGCTGGTGTAGTGCCGTGCTGCGCGCGGCCATCGCTGGACACGGCGCGCAACCGGGCGCTGCTATCACGGTGGGTGATCTGCTTGGCGCTGTTGAAAGCGTCGTGAATGCGTGTCGCAGCTACAATGCGCTTGTCTTGCCGGATAATCTCGGCGGCTTCACGAAAACCGATACCAGCCTGTTCCCGATCCGACGCGGCAAAGATAGCTTGACCAGAAGAGACCTTTTCAGGGCCGATCACGTGCAGCAATGATAGGGCTGCGGCCAGACTGGTTTTCCGGTTGCCACGGGGGAGCATCAGGAACACAGTTTTTACGATCCGGCGGCCATCTGCATGGCGTGGGCCGTAGATGCGCCGCACGATGCGTTCTTGAAACGGTGCCAGCTGGAAGGCTCGGGGATGCCGATTGACGCTTGCAGCCTTGGGCGCGCGATTATCGTTCACCGCTGCCGGGTGGCGCAATCGTTTCAAGAATGTGACCGCACGTTGCCCATGTCCAAGAGGATCAGCAATAGGGCTGCCGTCATCGATCCAAGTCGGGTATGTGCTGACCGTGCTCATGGTTACACCGCCAGAGGATTATCGGCGTCATCGTCATCCGACTGCACAGCACCGATCCGGGCGCGGCTCGTCGGGGTCAGGCCGTATTCGGCGGCAAGCTGGCGGGCTGTTTGCATGTAGCTAATCTGCAAACGGCTCATTTTCAGATCGGGTAGGGCACCGGCGCTCAGGTTATCCGAGATAGTTCGCGCAGCACCAACGGCCACGCAGTAATTCTCAACACCACCCTGATCAGCTTTGGTGATGACACGCCGGGCGATGAGCTGAGGCATGATGCGTTTCCACTCAGCCTTGGCATGTGCCGACAGGTATTTCGGCACCGGCGGGGCTTTGGTCAGGGCTTCGGCATCAGGGGAAAGGGGCGGCTTCACACCGCGCGAATGCACGCTCATTGAACAGCCCCCATTTTATTGCCATAGGTTGTGGCGACATTGGGCACTTTAGGACCACAGCAATGAAGAAATTTGCGATCCCACTTTTGATCATCGCCAACATCGCCGCTGCATACGGCCTTTGGGAACGAGAAATGAAAATTCGATCCCTTGAGGCCACAAATACCACGCTTGGAGAGCGGGACGCCTACGGCGAAGCGTGCGTTCGTTGGTTGCGGGAAACAGCGAAAGAGGAGGACGAGCGGGAAGGTGAGTTTTATCTTGGCCGCTCTTGGAGAAAGCATGGTCAGCTTGTTTTCGAAGTTATCGGTCCGCGCGATGATATCAGTGCAAAAAGAGGCGACGCGCTTTGCACTTACGATAAACAAAGCGGCATGATGTATTCCTACTACGGGGCATCCAAAGAGACTTGGATGTTTTACTAAACCTGTCATGTAGCGGCTTCCGAACAGCGCAGCTCTAGGCCACGTTTGCGGCCCAGCTCTGCAATCTCATCAATGTCATAGGCGGTGCCGTCAAAGGTCACGCGGTCTGCCGTGGTGATCCCGGTCAGATGCCGGATGCGGAACACTGCACCGCCAGCATCACCTTCGCCGAACCCTGTCAGGTATTCTTCGGCGCTGAGCTGCACCAGCTCTGCCCGGACGGTTGCGATGGGTGCCCATGTCTTCGACACCGCGCCAGATGCGGCCACAGTCTCGGTCTCGCGTTCAATGATGATCTGCTTATCCAGTTTGCCAGCTCGGATCATGGTCACGGCCTCCACCGGACAACACCCGACACCGTTGCAACGCCGTGGCAGTATGTTTTGTCGGGGTCAGGGTCGCGCATGTATTTAAAGCTGGGACGTCCATAGGCGTCGATATCGTTCTCGATTAAATCGGGCGCATCCCAAAGCGCATGAGCTACGGCACCACCGATCTGCCGGGCCATGTCTGCGCCGTCTTCAATTGCCCAAACATGCAAGTCCAGCCAAACGCGCGTCAGATGCCATTCGCCAGACCGGCCAAGATTTGCGGTGTCCGGGTTCGCCAGAATGACACAAGGCAGCTTGTCCGGGCGCGTCGATCCAGCCCGGATGTGGTCAACAGGCACAAGGTCGGTCACTGCCGAACTAGCCAACAATGCCGATCTGATTTGTGTCTGAAACTCGATATCGGGCGCGATCATGATTTGCCCTCCGCTGCCTTCTTGATTGCTTGCCCGATAGCGCGGCTGATGCGCCGTTGCGCACGGGGTTTCGCCAGCCGGGCACCCGGACGCATGAACGGCTGCGCCTCCTGTTTGACTGTGCCGAATTCCTGCAAGTGGCCGTGGCGCACGTCTTCGTTGCCGACAGTCACAAGCGCCTGATTGGGGCCAGCCGTGCGCCTGCCGCCACCTTCGGCATAGGCCGGGGTAGTCTCGCCCGGTGCGGTGACTTCAATGGATTCTTTCAGGTCGCCTTCATCGACAGGCACCAACGCGCGCATAGTTGCGGCGTATTCTTCGGCGCTTTTGACAAGCGCAGGGCGCAGCGCTTTCTCAATCTCCCCAGCCATCGACCCAAAGCGGGCGCTGAGGATGTTCGATTGTTCGGTCAGGCTCTTATTCCGCGACATAACCAGTCACCGGATTCTTGTAAGGGGAAAGCAGTTCACGGACGCCAAAGGGCACCGGGGCGGTGGTCATGCCGAATGACGCGGCCTCACGCTGTTCATACCAATAGGCCGCAAGCTGCAAAGCCGCTTCGGTCAACGGTGCTTCACCAGTCACAAAGGGCGTCCCGGTGTAGTGGCCGATCCATGTTTCGGCAGCGTCCAGCTTGTGCGCCAGCAGGGCGTCATCAAGATCATGATCAAGGTTGAGCTGCGATTTCAGCAACGCAATGGGTGTCAGTGCGGCCATATTTTTGCCCCTATTTGGGTTAAGAAAAAGGCAACGTATTTCGTTGAAAGGATTGCCAAATGGGTGAATGGTCTGATGCGATGGCAGATGGTGTGATTTGCGAAGGTTGCGCCTGCCCGGGTAACACCGCGACATGCGGCTGCTTTGAGTCTCAGGAGATTATTCGGAGACGCCAGTTCAGTAGTGTCAAAGACGGTGGAGTTACGGCGGACACTATTATGAACGCCATCCGGAACCCTTATGGCAATCGGTCCAAAGACTAGAGAAGCCATCAGCTCGCCTCTCTCTCTGAAAAAGTTATTTTCACTCTGTCTTGTGCGGACGTCCCCACGCCGGTCCCCTCAGAGGCCCCAAAGTTCGAGACCACCCCCGGTCTGTTGCGGCTGTTCTTCGACACAGGCTCATTCAAGGTTCTTGCAACAGACCAGCCTTGGTTAAGTCGGTATCGCAGGGTAGCTTTCTGAATTCCTGTGATTGTTGCCCATTCATTGAGGCTGCGTTCTTCGCCACGGAATGTGAGACGGACAGTCGATCCAAGCTTCTTCTTAGATTTGACTTCAGTTAGCTTGCGGATAGCTGCGATGATCAGTCGATCTCTCAGCTTTTCACCGGGTTCAACAGCGATGGGTTCGCCGATGGCACAACCAACAGGCCAGCCATCGTTAAGCCGCTTGATGATCGTTGCAAGGGGGATGCCATAGTCCAGCGCCCACTCTGTGATGGATTGCGTGGTGCTCTGATAAGTTAGCATGGATTCAGGGTTGTAGCTCATGCGTGGCGCTCCTGCCGTTGCTTGTGGCGGCTGTGACAAGACGTGCAAAGCGGCTGCCAATTTGAGCGATCCCAGAACAGGCGCATGTCGCCACGATGAGCGATGATGTGATCTACAAGCGTGGCCTTGGCTCCACAGCCGGGCCATACACAGCGATCATTGATCTTTAGGAAAGCGTCACGTGCCTTGCGCCATTTGCTGCCGTAGCCTCGTGCAGATGCAGACGGGCGGCCCGCATCATGGCGCTTGTTCCGGGCACGGGTGCGCGCAACCTGACAGGCGCAGCGTTCGCCATGCGGAACGATATTGCCACAAGTGCAGATATGGGGTGGGCGGGGCATTAGATCACCAGAGCAATGTGATTGCTTGGTTGCTGGGTGTTAGGCTGGGGTCGCCAAAGGTGCCTGTTGCGAAAATCCGCGTCGGGCGAATGCGGTGGATAACACCGGGTTTCAAGAATACCCGGACCGTGGCACCGCCCTTGAGCCTCATTTGGACAGGCAGGGGCTCACTCAGAGCTGCATTGATCACGATTGCGCCGGGGATGACGGGCAGATCGGTGTCGTCATTAGCCGTAACATCAACAGCGTTTTCATAGGGTCCGTCTGGTGACTTCCCAAACCCGGCGTATGGATCGGTAATAGGCATCAGATCATCTGTCCTTCTCTAAATGTGCTGAGTGCGCGCAGGCTATCCAGCCCGGCACGGTCGAATTCAGGATCAAGGTTGTTCTGAATGTTCTCTTGGCGTTGTTCTTCGGTGGGGCCGTCATGGTCTTCCTCGGGTGTGCCGTGGATAGCCATGAGCATCTTCATGTGTATCTCGAACGCGTCCGCGATCTCTTGCGGGGTGGCGTTCCAAGCGGTTTCTGGTGACCAATGCAGACAGCCGGTGGCCCAGCAATACAGGTCTTTGAACAAGTCAGCCCATGGCCGTGGATCAGCGTTGTTAAGGGGCTGCCTGTCGGTCTCAGCCGTTTGCAGGGTCAGAGTTTTGTAGAACTCAAACAATGCGGTGTAAGCTGCGTTGAAGAACCCGGACAGGGGTTGCGTTGCGACATACCCAAACAGAGCGTCGGTGGCCGCTTTCCCAGCCCCAGCGGTGATAACGTGCCAGACAGTGAACGTGTCGAATTCTTCCAGTTTGCGCAGCAGCTCGGGAAAGCCACCGTGCAGCCGTTCAAGGTGCATGGCAGCCCGCAAAGACGGGCGCAGAAACACGGTGTGACCACCGTGTTCCAATGCGATTTCGCAATATGCGAGCTGCCGTTTCATGGCTGGGTTAGGCTGCCAAAGACAGTTTGGACAGGGCTTCACCCATGACGACGCGACCGCCAACGCGGCGGCGAGCGATCAGCTTCACGATATCATTCACCGCGCCGGTGATCTCATCTTTGATGAGTTCGAAAGCGATGCGATCCCCAATGGTGTAACCGGTATAGAAGTCGCCAAACACGATGGGTGTGTTCCCTGCGCTGGGGTCGGGCATGTCAACGGCTTCGAGAACCGGGCGGCCCATGATCTGCGGAGGTTGGCGGCCAGCGATACCTTCCTGCCAAATATACTGACCATTGCCGTCTTTGAGCTTGCGCACCAGCGCCATGGTCTTGCGGTTCATCATCCACGCACCATTCAGCGCATACGCAGTCTTCAGTGAGTAAAAATGATCAATCAACGTGTCACCGTCGATTGCACCAACTTCGTTGTTGGCGACTTCGTTTGAGGTCAGCACACCTTCCGGCTGCGTAGTGCCATTGCCGTTAATGAACCACGAGGACTCTTTCTGACCGAACCGACGTGCGATGTGGTTGCCAAGGTATGCGGACAGGTCAACATGCGCATCTTCCAGAAGAGTTCTTGTCACCGGAACCACAACACCAAGGGTGAAGTTCTTCAGGTCGATTTCCTCAAAAGACGGTTCGCTTTCCGGCTTTGCATCAGTCTCACCGACTTCGGCAGGATTGACCTCGTTCACAAGGCGGGGGATTTGGAGGCTTGAACCGCTCATCTGGATTTTCTGAGCTTCGCCACGCATTGGCGAGAATTCGGCTACTTTTTCCAGAATGATTTTGCTGACAGGATCAGGTGCCAGAATGCCGCCGGTGCCAGAGCCATAGGCCAGTGACTTCACTTCAGCGGCGAAAGACTTCATCTCGTCTTCGCCCATGACGGGGTTTGCCGGGCCGGTGATCTGGGGCCGGTTGCCTTTGGCTTCCAGTTTGTCCAGGCGCGCAATAACCTTGTCGAATGCCTTGGTGTCGATCTGGGGCACCTGCGGCGTATCGTTGGCCGGAGTAACGGCCTTCTGCTCGGTCTCGATTTCTTCGTTTTCCAATTTGGGGGTCTCCATAGATTGGGTCAGGGGGTCATCCGATTTGATGGACGTGATCTGTGCGCCCGGATGACACGGGACGGCGACAACAGAGATTTCATGCAAGTGGGCGGCTGTGATGGTGCGGCCTTTGGCGTGGCGCTTGTGCTGCTTGGTCACAAAACCAATGGACAGGCCGGAGATTGCTTTGCTGCGGATCATGGCGCGCACTTCACGGGCGCGCTCGACGTCATCGACCAGCATGCGGCCTTTAACGGTCAGGCCTTCGTTGGTTTCGGCGATCTGATCCCAGACGCCAATGACCTGAGCTTGATCGTGGGCAAATAGCATCGGCAGGTTTTCAGGGGATGTGATTGCTCCCTTTTCAATCACATCCCCAACCCGGTCAGCAGAGCCAAACGGCCACGCAATGCCGGTGATCTCGCCTGCGTCTGTGACTTCGAATGCGGCTTTGATCTCAATACGATCGGTCATTCGGCGGCCTCATCCAGAGCTGCTGATTGGTCGCAAGTTTGGGCTGCATCGGTGGTGTCAGGTCGGCCACCCCAACGGGCATCCAGAATGTCCAGCGCCAGCGGATATAGATCATCAATCGGGGTATTCCGGGCGTAGGTGTCTGCGAGTTGTGCAGCGCGTTCAGGTTTGGTGCCGCCACCGATCAGGCCAAGCCGGATGATCTCGATCAAATCGGCCAGTTTAAACTGCATGTTCACGGCGCGCAGGTAGAAAGCGCCAATGCCAAGATCAGCAAGGCGCTCAAGCTCAGTGATCATGTCATCGGTCAAGGCGAAGGTGTATTCACCATCGCCAAAAAAGGCGGTGTGGGTCAGGTTCATTCAGCCTGTTCCTTCTGGGTGGTGGTGTAGGGGTTGCTCAGTTCGTTGCCGTTCGGATGAGGCGGCAAGTTCTCTTTGGCGCGCACCTCGTTCGCGGTCATGACGCCCATGCTGCGATACTGCCCATATGCCGTTGCTCGGGCAGCGGTGTCGGTGGTCAGCAGGTCGTCGGTGATGGCTTCGAAGTAGAAGTCATCCTGTTCTTCAGGCGTCAGCAGACATTGCGCGTATGCGTCCGTCCAGTCCTTCAGCCACGGCTTGAGAGTGACGGTGTGAAACTGCCGGAACATTTCTTCGGTGTTTGACCAAGTGCCGCGCGACAACTCAAAGAGCATAGTTGGTGGCACCCGGAAAACACGGGCGATTTCGTTGATCTGTTCAAGGCGATTTTCGGCGAACTGCGCGTCAGCCAGCGTCATGGAAATCGACTGATACTGCATCCCGTCCTCAAGGATTGCTGGCGCTCCGTTTTGTTCACCTGAGAATTGGGCTACCCACTCCTTGATGAAGTTCAACATCCCGGTGGCGTCCATTTTTTTGTCGGTCGTAACGACACCGGAAGGGCGCGCGCCGTTTTTGAGCGACGTCGCCATATGCTTCTCAAAACTAATAGCCAGCGCGATAGCTTCTCGGCCCAAAGTGATCGGTGCCACCCCGCCGACGGCTTCAATGCGCAGCACGTCACGGTAGGAAAGCCGCACCTGTCCGGCATCAGTGTGAACTCGAAAGAAGGGTTCACCGTCCGGTTCCTGATCCCGCTGGACTTTACCCGGTTCCAGCCTGTGCAGCTCATAGGGCGTGTCATCGGAAAGGCGGACCACCTGTGCGTGACCGGCGCCGTGCAACAGTGCATCAATGGTTAGTTGTTCGCGTAGCTTCGCGGCGCTTGTCCAAGGGTTTGCGCGCCCATGCACCAGTCGGTAGGCCGGATGGTCGGTCAGGGTGTCTTTGGACGCGCGGTCATAGAGTTTGACCGGCAGTGCGCCGATGGTCTCAGAGATGAGCGACACAGCGCAGTTCACAGCCGGAACACGCATGGCATTGCTGGGACCGACTGACAGGCCGGATGCTGTAGGCGTCACCCCAAACAAGGGGAACACGTCAGGGTCGGTCAGTGTCAGCGCCTTTTCGTCAACGCCGAATCCGAGTGCTTTTTTGATCTTGGTAAGGGCCATGCGATCCACGTGAAAATAGAAGTGTGGCAAAAATAACACACTGCGAATCGCGGTTAAAGGAAAAAGTGATACTATAACAATCTTAATTCATTCATTTTCCCAACCGAAGTCTTTCGGTGGACTGACAGAGATTTCCTCCATGCGTTCCTGCGCAAAGGCTGCGATGTTCGACTTCATGTCTACATTTGGATAGATCACTTGAAAAAGGTGGGTGCTGACATTCTCGACAGACCCTTCACATTTTTTGACCTCATGCCGCAAAACGTTCATTCGGGACATCAGCTTTAGAATGGCATCGTCATTGAACATCTTATCGTTCTCCTCTCGAAAGAAACGATGGGCGAAGTAGTTCCGAGAATGCCTGAGTGCTTTCAAATCATCAGCAAGAAACTTCATGTCAGGACAGTCTCCCAGTAAGTTGACCAGCCGTCCAAAAGTCGCGTCGAAGGCCTCGCTCTCAAACTTAGAGTGCAACGCTAGCCAGTCGTTTTTCGACCCGACCTCGCCGTTAATCAAAGCGATGTGAAGTTGCCAAAAAAGATAACAGTTTTGAAGACCACCTTCTAAATTTGCGAAGCCTGAAAACAGCAGTCCAAAATGAGCTAAGACCTCCTTGCCTAGAATAAAATCGCCCCCCTCTAACTCGGGGAAATCTTTCAAAAGCTGCTGTATGTCCTCATCAGCGTGCATTGTTCCTCTCCCCTAGCTAAAATCGTAATTTGGCAAACGGCCAATAGCGTCGATCTTAGCTTTCAAGCTGACATCGCCGTAATTGTCCGATGCGTCATTACCGGAATGGCCCTGTATGGCGTCGTAGACACGTTTGAGAATACCCAGCTCAATGCACTGGCTCTTGAAGCGGTGTCGCCATGCATGGGTAGGGCGCACGTCATCTGGCACAAGCTCCACTTCGCGCAACCAACTGGCCAGTCGGTTTGATATCTGGGTTGCTGCGGAGATGTATTTCTTGGGATCAGCGCCGTGGTGGAACAGGGGGCCAGGGCCTGCATTTTGGACGAATTCAATAAACCCTTCATCGATGATCTGGGAATGCAGTGGCACGTCACGATACTCACCTGTTTTGATGGTTCCGGCATCTGGTGTTAGCCGGATGACCCATGTGTTTCCCTCATTGCGCACATCCTCTTTCCGGAGTTGGGTGATTTCTGTGACTCGTGTGCCAGTGAAGGCACCAATGAGCGGCACCCAGCGCTTGGCTGCAATCATGTGTTCGGTTTCTCGGATGCGGCCATTGTCGTCAGTGACTGGGTTGTATGTGCGGGATGCCTTTAGGATTTTGGTAGCCTCTGGGTCGGTGAACCCCTTCTCTCGGGATTGAATTTTCTTCGGCTTGGGCTGTTTTACCTGAGCGGCCACGTTTTCGGTAAGCCTGTCATTCTCCACGGCCCAATTCAGGACGGAACGCACAGTTGAGAGATACTTGTCGCTTACGGTGCGCGGTGACAGGGATTTCAGAAGGTGGTCACGCCATGCGATGATGTCTTTCTTTGTCAGCCGGGCGGCATCATTGTGCCTGACGAACTTGCGGAGTGTTTCGATTGCTAGGCTGAGTTGTTTGCCGCCGTCGCGCATGGACCCTGTTTGTTGACGCATTTGCACATAGTCGGTCCAGAGCTGTTTGAGACTGACAGGCTCAGGTGCTTTTTCAAGTGGCTTTGCGTTTACAATGATTGGTGCAGTAGGTGTGCCAGTGAAGTCCCCTTCATCGCGCTCAGCAGAACGCGCAAGGGCTTCCAGCTCTGCGTGACACAAGGCACGGGCTATCTCACGCCATTCGGTGCTGCCGACTGCCGCATCCAGATTGCCAGCAGCCCGGAAACGTTCGACCTGTGCGCCGACCAGCTCACCTAGCTCAGCGTCGTTTGCGTTCCCGGCGATGGCAGCTCGCAGACGCTCGACTAGCAGATCGTCGATGCCGACACCGGACCAACGCGGATCGTTGCGCAGTTCGTCATCAAAAGCCAAGCGCTGGTGATAATGGCTGTGTGCGATCTGAGCCGGTGCCAAGGGAAAGCGGGCAGGGGCGTTAGTTGGCTGATTGGGGTAGGCTTGTTGCTCAGCCACCGCGATCTGGTGCTGAAGCTGTGCAACCGCACCCGGAAGCAGCTTGAGCGCTTGGCGGTAGTCGCCACCCAACGGGGTGCGCAGCTCAGTCTTGCCGACAAATCCGCGTAAATCTTTTGGCACCACAAGCCGGGCGTGATAACGCCCTTTGCGGTTGACCAAGTGCATAACCTTGCCTGCCATTGAAACACCTTTTGTAACCAAAGTTGTAACCTTCAAACGGACAAACGTCCTTGTTTGCAAGGGTTTTCTTTTGTTTCAAAAGGTTAGAATGGTGGGTGATAAGAGATTTGAACTCCTGACATCTTCGATGTGAACGAAGCGCTCTACCACTGAGCTAATCACCCGTGAGGCGTGCACTTACAGCGACTCTACTTTCTTCGCAAGTCCGCACGGTGCTGAATTGCGCTGCCGCTGTGGAATAGTTCGCCAGCACATTATTCTCTCTGGACGTTGCTTGGGAAAAAATCAGCTTCGGGCAAAAAACTTGAAAACGCCGCTTGACGATGCCGGGGCAGGGCCATAATACACCCCAACGTTCAGCAACGAACGGGCAGCGGGCGGTTGTAGCTCAGTTGGTTAGAGTACCGGCCTGTCACGCCGGGGGTCGCGGGTTCGAGTCCCGTCAACCGCGCCATCGCTGCCAGCCTTTGATTCGGGTAAATGGATCGCAGATAGACCCTAATGCGCGGTTGTAGCTCAGATGGTTAGAGTACCGGCCTGTCACGCCGGGGGTCGCGGGTTCGAGCCCCGTCAACCGCGCCATTTTCCTAAAATGCCAAAAACGTTTTACCTCCATGGGGGGTAACGTCGTTTGGTGTCAGTAGGTGTCGGCAATAAACGGACTGTTCGCGCTTTGTTCTAATTTTTTTGTTGGAGACTCAGCGTGGTTCACCTATTTCTAGGACACTTGTGAGTTGGGGGCCGAAATGGCTGAGCTGAAGAATATCGAGGTGCGCGGCGCGCGCGAGCATAACCTCAAAGGCATCGATGTGGATATTCCGCGCGATCAACTGGTGGTGATCACCGGGCTGTCGGGGTCGGGAAAGTCGTCACTGGCCTTTGATACCATCTATGCCGAAGGGCAGCGCCGGTATGTTGAAAGCCTGTCGGCCTATGCGCGGCAGTTTCTGGACATGATGGAAAAGCCCGACGTGGACCACATCAGCGGCCTGTCTCCGGCTATTTCCATCGAACAGAAAACCACCTCCAAGAACCCGCGTTCGACTGTTGGCACAGTTACCGAGATTTATGACTATATGCGCCTTCTGTTTGCGCGCGCCGGTACGCCTTACAGCCCTGCAACCGGATTGCCGATCGAGGCACAGCAGGTGCAGGACATGGTCGATCGGATCATGACCATGGAGGAGGGAACGCGCGGTTATCTGCTGGCCCCGATCGTGCGTGATCGGAAAGGGGAATACAAAAAGGAATTCCTGGAACTGCGCAAGCAGGGCTTTCAACGCGTCAAGGTGGACGGAGAGTTCTATGAACTCGACGAGCCGCCCACGTTGGACAAGAAATTCCGCCATGACATTGATGTGGTCGTAGATCGTCTGGTTGTGCGCGAAGGGATGGAAACGCGGCTGGCGGACAGCCTGCGCACAGCTCTGGATTTGGCCGACGGGATTGCGATTCTGGAAACTGCCCCCCGCGAAGGTGACCCCGAACGTATTACCTTCAGCGAAAATTTTGCGTGTCCAGTTAGTGGCTTTACCATTCCCGAGATCGAACCACGCCTGTTCTCATTCAATGCGCCCTTTGGCGCTTGCCCGGATTGCGACGGTCTTGGGGTCGAGCTGTTCTTTGACGAACGTCTCGTCGTGCCGGACCAAACACTCAAGCTGTATGACGGAGCGCTGGCGCCTTGGCGAAAGGGGAAGTCCCCGTATTTCCTGCAGACCATCGAGGCTATCGCCCGGCATTATGAGTTCGATAAGAACACCCCTTGGAAAGACCTACCCGAGAAGGTCCAACAAGTCTTTCTGCGAGGATCAGGCGAAGAAGAGATCCAGTTCCGTTATGACGAGGGCGGGCGGGTTTATCAGGTCACGCGCAGCTTTGAGGGCGTGATCCCGAATATGCAGCGCCGCTATCGCGAAACCGACAGCGCGTGGATTCGGGAAGAATTTGAGCGGTATCAGAACAACCGGCCGTGCGGTACGTGTGAAGGGTATCGTCTGCGCCCCGAAGCGCTGGCCGTCAAGATTGCGGACCTACATGTGGGTCAGGTGGTCCAGATGTCGATCCGAGAGGCTCTGGCCTGGATCGAAAGTGCGCCAAACCGCCTGAGCTCGCAAAAAAACGAAATCGCGCGGGTCATTCTTAAAGAGATACGCGAGCGATTAGGTTTCCTGAATAACGTTGGACTAGAATATCTTACCCTGTCACGTTCAAGTGGTACGCTTTCTGGTGGCGAAAGCCAGCGTATCCGTTTGGCCAGCCAGATCGGCTCGGGCCTGACGGGCGTGCTCTATGTGCTTGATGAACCCTCGATTGGTTTGCACCAGAGGGATAATGATCGCCTGTTGGGAACGCTCAAGAACCTGCGGGATCAAGGCAATACCGTGATTGTGGTCGAGCATGACGAAGAAGCGATCCGCGAAGCGGATTATGTCTTTGATATCGGACCTGGCGCCGGGGTGCATGGTGGACAGGTTGTCAGCAAGGGTACGCCCGCCGAAATCATAGCGGATGCGGCCTCGGTCACAGGGCAATACCTGGCCGGGACGCGGGAAATTGCAGTGCCTTTGAAACGGCGCAAGGGGAACAAAAAGAAAGTTACGGTGGTGAAGGCGACCGGCAACAACCTGAAGAGCGTCACGGCAGCTTTCCCGCTGGCGAAATTTGTCTGTGTCACTGGTGTCTCTGGTGGCGGTAAATCGACCTTGACCATTGAAACGCTGTTCAAGACGGCCTCGATGCGCCTGAACGGTGCGCGTCAAACACCAGCGCCGTGTGAAACCATCAAGGGGTTGGAGCATCTAGACAAAGTCATTGATATTGACCAGCGCCCAATCGGACGAACTCCACGTTCAAATCCAGCAACTTACACCGGGGCCTTCACCCCAATTCGGGACTGGTTTTCTGGTCTTCCCGAGGCCAAAGCCCGAGGCTACAAACCCGGTCGTTTCAGTTTTAACGTCAAAGGTGGGCGGTGCGAGGCGTGTCAGGGCGACGGTGTTATCAAGATCGAGATGCACTTTCTGCCAGACGTGTATGTAACCTGCGAAACCTGCAAGGGCGCACGGTACAACCGTGAGACACTTGAGATCAAATTCAAGGGCAAGTCCATCGCTGATGTCCTTGATATGACAGTGGAAGATGCGCAGGACTTTTTCAAGGCTGTGCCGTCGATCCGTGACAAAATGGATGCGTTGGCCCGCGTTGGGCTGGGCTATATCAAGGTTGGCCAGCAAGCCACGACCTTGTCGGGGGGCGAAGCCCAGCGGGTGAAGCTGTCGAAAGAGCTCAGCAAGCGGTCGACCGGACGAACACTGTATATTCTGGATGAACCGACGACGGGTCTACATTTCGAAGATGTGCGAAAACTTCTCGAAGTGCTGCATGAATTGGTTGATCAGGGCAATTCGGTTATTGTGATCGAACACAATCTGGATGTGATCAAAACGGCTGATTGGATCATTGATATAGGCCCCGAAGGCGGCGATGGTGGTGGTCAGATCGTAGCTGAAGGCACGCCTGAGAAAGTTGCAGATAGCGAACGTAGTCATACCGGGCGATACCTCAAATCCATGCTTGAGGCTAAACGTGTCGCGGCAGAATAG